CGAGGTAGGTCAGTACGCCAGTGGATGCGTTGGTAATGTTGACGATGTCTTGCGCGTCTTCCAGAACCACGCCGCGATCCGTGTAGAACCGCACGTATTGATCGCCGAACTCCAGCACGTAGGCTTGGTCGAAAGCAAATTCGAATCGCCTCAACCAGACCTTCTTCCCGGCTTCTTTGGTTTGCAGTACGTACTTCGTTCCCGGTGTGCGCTTGGCTGGGCCTTGCGCTGTCGGGATGAATCGGCGCATGCGGTATGCAGTCGACGGATACTTCTCGTAATCCGTTCTGCCGCTCAACAGCGGTCCAACTTCACCGCCGTTGAAATTGAGTACAGCCGGGTTTGCGTTTGGCATTAGAGCCTCACGCTAATCCAAGTGGTATCCGCGAGGGACTCCGGTGGGCTTTCAATAGCGTTGGAGCGAATCGCATCGCTCAGTGCAAGACGGTAATCACGCAAGGCTGATTCCTTCTTTTGAGATGACTGAGTCAGCGCCTCGCAGACGTTGTACGCCAGAAGCGAAGCGAACGCATCATCGAACGCAGGATCAAACTGGGTAGGATCAGTAACGCGACCAAGGTACCGCAGATTAAGAGGACCACTGTCGTAGGTAAGGATTTTATTCCCTTCAAGTTGGTACTCTGCTCCGCTGCCACTGATCAGGTCAGACAGATCCGGTGCCGGGTAATAGTCCCCGACTTGCAGGATGCGAAGACAATCGGATGGAATCGGATATTGGTTCTCGTATTGGAAAACCGGTGTCTCGACTTCCGCTGCCAGTTGCACACGTTTGACGCAGAAGCGCCAGTTATACGTGCGCTGCAACTTGTCGCGCATCATGTCGTAAATAGCCAAAATCTCACGGGCAGGCTTAGTGTTGTCCGTGAGATTCGTGATCCTCAGATCCCCGACTTTCGTCAGGGCGAGGTTGGCAATGGCGGTATCGCTGCTAGCCACGGGTGACTCCCGAGACTATTAAGCGGGTGGCCAAGTATCCTGAAAGATCGCTTCCTTCAGAACATCGATTGCCAGAAGGACTTCTTGCTTGCTCATGCCGGGGGCAAGGTCCACACGCACTTCAACGTCCGTGGTCGCCGTCGAGGACGATCCTTCGGTGACGTTACGAACGCCTTGCTCACCACGATCAATTCCGTAGAAACGGTCTGCCATGTCTGTTCTCCGTGAAGAGAGGGGCGAGTCCTGTTACAGACCCGCCCCGCTTTATTACGCCGTGTAACGACCGATGAGTTTCACCGTGCCGGTAGCGTCAGCCGCCGCCGTCAATGTGAGAGCCACATCGTAGAACACCGCCGGGTCGCTGGTAAGACCGAGGGCTTCCCACAACTCCTTGCCGGAGTTATCAATCGTGAACACCGCAGCCTCATGCAGAACATCCGTGCCGTTGAGCGCACCGTCCTTGAGGGACAGGGCCGAAGCAAAGAAGTCAGCATCCTGCACAGCGCCGCCGTCTTTAGCGGTGCGATACAGGCCGATGTCCGAGATCGTCGTCGTGCCGATGTCCGGCGAGTAGATACGCAGATCGGTCATCACCGCATTCGAGGGAACGCGGAACATCCGATAGGTTGAGGCGATGCTATCACCAGAGGTAATAGCGGCCGTCGCAACCTCGATACGCTCGAAGCCACCGTCTACACGGGGGCTATTGAGAACGACCGGGGTCGCATCTGCGTTGGTGATAAGGGTTGATTTAACTGCTACAACTGCCATTTTCCTTTACTCCCTTATTCCGCGCACAGGATGTCAACGACCTTCTTCTCTTCCGTGCGCGTGGCACCGAAGGTACCCATCAGATAAATCTGATACGGGTGCGAAGACAAATCGCGACGCTGCGTCACGTTCGACATGATGTCGTTCCACATGCCGAGATGAACACCAGACGGCACCCACACCGGGCAACGACGATACGTTGAACTGAGCGGCAAGCGCTCTGAGTGGATGAAGTTGATGCCCAAGAACTGCATGATCTTTCCGTCCTTCAGCACCGGCGTGTCGCCGTTGAAGTCAGACGAAACAACCTGCATCTGACCGAGAAGGTCGTCGTGCTGCTCGGCCGAGATGGCGCAGTACACCGGCTCAGCGTCGAGATCGACTTCGTTCTCCATCAGGATGCGACGGGCTTCACGCAACTTGTCGACCGTGAGGCCCACGTTGCCAGCGGCAGCGTAGTTCACAGCAACGCGCTGGTTCGACGTGTCGAAACTAGTGGTCGTGCCACCAGACTCGCCCGTCTTGTTGTCGTTAAGCATGCCGGCGATGATCACGTCGTCAAGAGCGCGGCCCATCGCATACAGACCGTTCTGCGTGTAAGCAGACTGCGGGTCAGCAAGGAGACGCAACTTGTCGAAGTTATCGATCAGGTCAGCCCAGTCGAAGTCTTCCGGGAACACCCAACGACGGGCGTTCGGCGTATTGACCGGAACAATCGGGCTGTAGCGGGTCGAAACCGCACGGGCCGAGGTGGCACCGTACTGCGTGACGACTTCAGACGCCTTGCCCTTGTACGAACCCATAGCCACGGTTGACCGCAACTTGGAGCCTTTCTGCTGGAGCAGAATACTGACGTTGGTGCCGTACTGTACGGCATATGCACTAGCAATTTGATCGGACATGATAGTCCCTCCATGAAAACACAAAAAACACTATGTTCTCGGAAGGCTTGTCCGTTGCCGGGGCCGTAATCCTTGCGAGATACGCTCTCACCAAGCGACCGTCTTTCCGGTTGTCAGCGGGGTCTTGCGACTTGCCCGTTCCTGTAAAAAAACCGGGGGTGTTACCCCCCGGCCAAAACAGACCCGAAAAGCGAAGGTCTCTATACAGGAGTTCGAGTTAATGGTACCCCTCGGCTAGCACACTCGCAACTATGAAGTAAAGAGTTCCGGGTTAGCCATCCGTTGCAATTCCATCATCTCGTCGATGGCACCTTGACGGATCTTCGGATCTTGGTTCATGTACCGGGACATAAACTCGTTGTCCGTGAACTTGGCCTTGATCTTGGCGTCGGCCTGAGCCGGAGTCATCCTGCCGCCAGAAACCATATCACTTGAGACGAACGTGCCTTCTTGGAACGACGATCCGATCTCGTGGAACAACTTAATCAGTTTCGCGGTACCGATGGACTTCTCCATCGCGTCAAACGCAACCTCATCAAGGCCAGCCTTTTTCGAGAATTGAATAGCCGCTCTACGGGCAATCTCTTCGTTCTGAGTAGCAGCCACGCCCCACTCCTTTTGCAGGGCGGAGTATTCGGCGTCGACCTTCTGTTGGAAGGCCGCTTCCTGCTGCTCCATCATCGAGCCGCTCATCTCATTCCACTTCTCGGCGATGCCCTTGGCCTGCTTGCTTGTCAGGCCGTACTCGTGGAAGACCGGAGCGAAAGCGTCAGCGAACGAGCGGTCCTGCCCTTCAGGTACAGGCAGTTCGTATTTGTCGGCGCTCTCAGGGCGTCCTAGGCGGTTATAGACCGAGTTCCAGCCCTCTACGTCGTCGTCACCCTTCGGCGCAAGGATCGTGCGGCCAGCCTTGTCAGCGCCGAACACCTTCTCCAGATTCTGGTAAGACATCAGCGCCTCGCTGGGATGCTTCCAGCCCTTGGCCTTGACCATCTCCCCGAGTTGGCTTGCCTGCTCAGGAGGCATTCCATCCATCGCAAACCATGACGGTGCGCCTGTATTCCCGGCGCCATCGCCGGGTTGCCCGGTCATGCCGGACCCGTTGTCGTCACTCATTAGGTAAATCCTCTTGTAGATTGGTCAAGGTCTTTTCGTCCAAGTGCAGCGCCTCGACAATCAACTGCACCGTCTCTTGTCGGCCAACCATCCGGCCAACTTCGAACATGTCCGTCGCTCCCGTCCGATCATTGGCGACCGGCGGCTTGCCGTACTTGGCGAACCGTTTTAGGTGAGCGAGTACTGTCGCGCCTTCCTCAGACAGTTGTGCGCCAGTCTTCGCATCACTGAAGAGCCGCTTGTAGGCACGGGATCGGAACAACGCACGATTCACCCGTGCGCGTATTAACAGGTATGGGCTTGGCATTATCGGCTCCGCAGCCAAGTGAGATATTCAGCGCCTTCTTCAGGCTCCCACCAGACCTTGACCATATCGGGATGACTGTCAGGCAGGGATGGATTGATCGTTGTCAGTACGCAGGGCGACAGCGCGTTATCACGGAACCCTCGCTCCTTGGCGTAACGGTCGTAGATCTTGTATGACGCAGCCTTGATCAAGTGCATTGTGATACCCGAGATCGGGTCTTTCAGCACCGAGTAAGCGCTTTCGTGCTTATGGCCTGCGACGTAGATGTGATCGCGTGTTCCGAGCATCGCGGCTTTCATCGGCCCGTGAGCCGGGTTCCACACTGACGAACCTGCGTGATCGTGTCTCGCGTTGACGCGCACTTCGCGGCCGTTTGGAAACTGCAACGAGATCCGTGCCTCGCTGGATTTGTACAGCGCGTTTTGCTGCTTTGCGATCCACTTCAGAGGATCTCCAGATCCGCTCCACATATCGTGGTTGCCGCCAATCATATACAGCCACTGGCATCGACCAACGAACCATTCAGCCAGTCGCCAAGCCTGCGAGGCAGACGTAGCCTGTTCGCCGTAAAGCCTTGCTAAACGGCCTACCCAGTTATTGGTCGTATCCCCCAGATTGCAGGCGAATAAGCCTTCTGTCTGGTTGCACAGATCCGTGTGCCGCTCCAGCGCTTCGATGTCGGTGCCGTCGTCATCGACGTGCGGATCGCCAAAATGCAGTAAGCCGATTGGGCCTCGCATCTTGATACGAACCGGAATGAGTTTCGATGATTCTTCGTGATCGCGCTTGTGTTGAAACTTGCGCTTGCGTTGAGCGATAAGTTCCTCGATGGGAACGTCGTCGTCAGGGACAGGCGTGAACTCAAACTCTTTCACGGCCTGAGTCTGGCGTCCGGGCTGATATGTCGAGACTGGAATCGACGCACCCTGCGCCTTCATGCGCTTGAGGCGGTGCAGGAACGTGCGCTCATTGAGCCCCAGTTCCGCAGCTGCTACCGCCCGTACCCCATTGTGCTTTCGTAACGTCTCAAGTATCTGATCGTCAGTTGCCTTTGCGGCTACCACAGCATCACCTTTTGCGAGTTACCTTGATGCCGAGTTCCTTTCGGCGCTCTGCTGTCCGGACATCGTCCCTGACCGCAGTCCACTCCAAATGACCGTCAACGAGCCGGTACTGTTCCTTGTGTACCAATGCACAGTCGCAGCATTCCGTGTGCGTGTAGCCTTTGACGCGATACCAAACACCGTCATACATCTGGATTGTCGGAGTCTTTTTGGTCATCAGAATAACGCTGCTTCCGCTTTGCGCCTCCGTACCAGTCCCGGCAGAACCCTGCCGCCACCACGAACCCACTTGGCCAGTTGTTCTTTTGCTCCGTCCCAATCCTGTACGTCGATCCGTCTGCGTAACGTACTGGCCCGGTACCGAGCCACGCCTAGGTTGTATGCAAAATCGATCATTGCCGCGAACGCACCGGGATGTTCCACCAGACTCGGTGACGCCCGTAGTACGCCAGCGGCGTAGTTGAACTCCAACTCTTGCATCAGCCATTCGGTAGCGGTCTGCCTGCTGATAATCGGATCATTTGCACTAACACGAGTTCCGTCTGGTTTATAGACGGTCCCATATCCGATTGTGGGATAACCAGCAGGACAGGTGTAAACGGTAGCAGAGAACCCCTCAAAGTGTTTGCACAGGATTGCCGCTTGTTTTACTGCCTCATCGAGTGCGCTCATACACCCGACCAACGAACCAGAACGACAGAATCATGTTCAGTACCGCCATGTCATCTACGTTCCACATCGTCGTCAAAACTGCCTTCCATTCGCCGCCCTGTTCCAGAGCGATCAAAAAACCAGCCAATTTAACGGAGGCGTAGGCTAGCACAAACAAATACGTGACAAAAGGCCGAACCAGTGCAGAGATGGCTGCGACCCACTTACCTGCTGCACGAGCCGTAGCAGACTGTTCTTTGAACGCCTCGCTGATGGCATCGAGTTCGTGCATCGTCATCTCGGCTTCGGTCTGCCGCATCGCAATCTCGCCCTTCACCTGAGCGAATCGCATCTCGGCATCCAGCATCGCGAGTTCGTGGCCGCGCTCGTTTTTGCGATCAAAGAACTTCAGGGCTTCAGGCGCAAGGCGCAGAATTCCGCCGAATACGCCGCCGAGCAAGGTTTCAATCATTTGTCAGCCTTCTTGTTCAACAAGTCGAACAGGGTTTTCATCTTGTCTTCCAACACAGCAACTCGCAGGTCTAACTTCGACAAGACAATGATCAGCGTGATCAGAGCAAGGATCACGGGCCACGCACGAGTAAAGATCTCGAAAAGATCCATGTCACTTGTCCGCTTTTGTGCTGTTCAGTTGGTTGATTAGATTGAAAATGTCGTCGAGGGTTCTGCGAATATGGTGGATGTCATCCCGGTAGTCAGCCTTGGTGACGTACATGTGCGGCATATTCCGAACGTCCTTATCGAGTTTCTCGATGGATCGGCTGATGTTGTTCAGCA